TTGATAAAGTACGTATGATGGGCTTTGATACATTTGTTGCTACTGATAGCAAACGTATTGCAAAGCATATACCACCCAAATGGTGTGTCATTACTGGTAAAGCCAATAACGGTACACATAGGTTGTCTAAGCGCGTTGTATTAGATTTAACAAATAGCTATGACTATATATTAAACATACAAGGTGATATGATAGATATAAATTTAGATACTATAAACCCAATTAGAAAAGCTTTAAATGATAATGACTATAGTTGTTTAACCGCTTATACTAAAGGAGCTAAAGCAGATGATGTAAAGGTTATACATCAAAATGGTAAAGCTATGTGGTTTACAAGATCTGATATAGGATATGGTGATAGGCATTTAGGAATATATGCTTATAAACCTAGTGTATTAAAAAGTTACAGAACACTAAAAGATAAATATCCAATAGAAAACCTAGAACAAAATAGAATACTAGGTATATACGATTTAAATGTAATTGAAACTAAATATGAAGGATACGAAATCAACACAGAAGAAGATATTAATAGCAGGTCCTTGCTCTCTTGAAAGTGAGTTACAAGCTATTGCATTAGCTAGTGATTTACAAGAACTAGCTGATAAATATAATTTTGATTATATATTCAAAGCTTCTTTTGATAAAGCAAACAGAACTAATTTGCATTCACCTAGAGGACTAGGATTAAAAAAAGGTATAAAGATATTCGAAAGAATAAAAAATACAATAGGTTGTAAAATTACAACCGATATACATGAACCTTGGCAAGCGGCAGAGCTATTAGATGTTGTTGACATTGTACAGATACCTGCTTATCTATGCAGACAAACAGATTTATTAATTGCTGCTGGTAGATCTTTTTTAGGTGTTAATATAAAGAAAGGTCAGTTTATACAAGGTTCTAATATGATTAATGCGGTTAATAAAGTTAAAAGTACAGGTAATAGTAATATTATGCTAACTGAACGAGGTAGTATGTTTGGTATGGGTGATCTTGTTGTAGATTTTAGACAAATCGTCGATATGAAAGAATTAGGCGTACCAGTTATAATAGACTGTACACACTCAACTCAAAGACCAAACTCAGGTAAAACAACCGATGGTCAACCGCGCTATGCTATACACCTTGCAAAAGCTGCTAACGCTATAGGCGTTGATGGTTTCTTTTTTGAAGTACATCACGATCCTAGCATGGCAATAAGTGATGGATCGAATATGATAAAGTTTAGTAACTTTGAGAATATATTAAAACAATTATGAAAAGTAAAAGATCTTGTGACGGGTGTACTGTATGCTGCGATGGTAGATTACTACTACATATACATGGTAACGAATGGGTAGGTAGACCCTGCCAGTTTGTAAAAGAAGGTGTAGGATGTGGTATATATAAAGATAGACCTAAAAATCCTTGTGCTGTTTTTCAGTGTTCTTGGTTAAAGGATGAAAATTATCTTTATCCAGAGTGGCTAAAGCCAGACAAATCAAATCTATTAATTATGGACTGGAAAAAAACTAAAACAGGTATACCATATGTTATAGCTGTTGGCGGTAGAGATGGTTACAACAAAGAATCAATGTTGTGGTTAATAGAACACTGTAATAAAAGAAATTTAAACTTAGAACTTATACTACAAGGTTCTAAGCATTATATAGGTAGTAAAGAATTTAGAAAATTTTTTAAAAAATGAGAATATTTATAGGACACGATAGTAAATATCCGTTGGCTACTAAAGTATGTAGAAAGTCAATGGAGCTACATAATGATAATTTAGATATAACTTATGTAGATAAAGAGCATTTAAAAAGAATTAACTTTTATGGTAGAGAAGATTTGCCTGGTGAATCAACTGAGTTTTCATTTACCAGGTTTTATATACCAATGATATGTAATTATAGCGGTATAGCTATATTTTGTGATAATGATTTTTTATGGAAGTGTGATCCGCTTGAAGTAGAAAAGTACTTAGGTGATAATGATATAGCTGTTGTAAAACATGAAGATTACGAAGCACAATCAAACAAAATGAATGGTATAAAAAATAAATCATATCCAAGAAAAAACTGGTCTAGCCTTATTGTTTTTAATTGTTCTAAATTAAAACATTTAAGTAAAGAATATTTAGACAACGCGTCTGCTTCAGATTTACATGAATTAAAATGGACAGACAAAATAGGTGAGATACCTAAGTCGTATAATCATTTAGTAGGTATATACAAACCTCATAGTAAAATAAAAGCTTTACATTACACCAACGGTGGACCTTGGTTTAATGAGTATAAAAATGGAGAAAAATCATTAGATTGGTGGACAGTATACGAAGCCTTGTAAAAGATAAATCAATAATATTCGTTGGCAACTCTGTAGAGATCATGCATCATAAACATGCTGACTTTATAGATAGCCACGATATTGTTGTTAGGTTTGGTAGAGCTATAGAGGCTACACCTAAACAAGAAGAATCTATAGGTCGTAGATGTGATATATGGGTGACTGGTCAATTTAGAGCACCTATATTTAGAGAGAAAAGAAAAATGTTTGATACTAAATGGAAAGATACTAAGATATTAGTTAATAGATGTAGAGGTAATTTTCATTTAAAAGACTTTGTTTTTGAAGATCGTTTACCAAAAGGTATGCAATATACTCAAATGTATACTGATCAAGAAATAATAGACCGTATGTCTGCTTTTAATAAAGATGTTGGTAGTTCTAGAAAAGGTGAGAATAAAAACACATTAAGACCAAGTGCTGGTTTTATAACTATACTTTGGTTTATAGAAAAAATTAGAACATACAAAAGTATATCGTTAATAGGCTTTGATTTTTTTGCTAAGTCTATTAATGAAAGAAGAACAGATAAAGATGGTATTACAAGTAGATGTAATCCTCATAGTTGGCATATGCCTGTTTATATGTTAGAGCACTCAGCTCATGATATGGATTTAGAACAAGAATATATGTCGTTCTTAGAAAGGAAGGGATTGTTTACTTGGCACGTGTTGAGTGATTTATCTAAAAATGATATTAAATATACCGAATGGCTTGACGGTTTAAAAAGAATAAAGTCAATTCCTAAAAGATCTAAAATATCAAAGATCTAAAATCTTATCTCTTTTCATACCTAAAAATTCTACATGACCAAGAGTCGCTTTAATATCATGAAGAGTAAAATAACGTTCAAACCTATTTAACCACCAATGAGGTTGCTCTACTATAGTATGTAAATTTTTAGGCTTTTCATCTTTCATAGTCGATCTAAAATTATTTGAAGCTGGCCTTGTACATATTTTATGGTATGTCCAATTATTAGTTTTATCGTATATAAACTGTAAAGTATTATCAAGATATTCCGGCTCAATGTGCTCCATTACGTCTGCTGAAAAACTAGCATCACATACTGGTGGGTTTATCCACTCATCAAAAGCTGGATTACCTGGATCATATGGTATTATCTTATAATAATCCTCATAATTACTCATAAATATTTCTTGCTGTCGAGATAAAACACCTTTACCCGCACCAAAATCTAAAAGAGTTTTAGATTTAGTTAATAGCATATATTTATGTATCATCTCTTCGTAGCCTTTGCAGGCTCCACCCCAATGTCCCTTATGATGATCTCGTATAAGGGCGAGGTATTCATCGCTATATAATTTCATATTAATTTAATATTTATGTCTTGTAGATTATTCTCCACATTTTTTACTGGGGTCATCTACTCTTCTCCAGTCTTCTTTTTGAAACCAGTCACGCAATGTAGCACCTTTTTTTCTAGCACCACTTACATTTGTTTTAGATGATCTTCTATATTTTCCACTAGCGCCTGAAGATCTTTTAGCGCTAACTAATTCTTTTTTCTTATCAGCTGACAAGCTATCTATTTTAGCTTTAGGCAGACAAGTCTTAGTTGTACCTCCACCTTTTTGTTTTTTCATAGGTGAAGATTTTTTACAACTACCTTTTGCACCTTGTGCAGTACCCGGTACTCTTTCATAGCCTTTCCAACACTTCATGGGTGATGCAAGATTAGGACTTATATGTTTGTACGGGTGTGCCATTATACTTTACCTTGTGTACATCTAACACCCCAACCAGAGGCGTAAGCGCT